ATCTCCGCCAATAACCACTGGAAGCCAGATTAAACTCTTGAACTGTTGCATCACGCCAGTGATCTAATGACCATTGTAACTCCCCAACTGCAAAAGAACGTAACTCTAAAAAAGTAACTTTAACTAATCTTTTTTTTTACCCTTCACATTCCGATATGACTTAACTACTTTGCCAAATAATTCAGTCATTCCTTCAATGTATTTTTTCTTCTCCGTTGCACTCATGTATTCGAGCCATATAACAGCGTGTGCCTTTGTATATTTCGGCAATTGACCTCTTTTTTGACACGCCATAACATAACCGTAATATAACAGTAGATGTGAAAAATCAAACTCATTTTTAAGCATATAATCTTTTATCTGCCAAAAATCAATTTTAAGATCCTCACATAAATCTTCAAGAGTGCCTAACCTAAGTAATATTTCAATCGGTTTCTCTTTATAATACCATGCTTTCTTAAACGGTAATTTCAAAATCATAGTTAGTTAGTTTTAAATAAATAAACAGGCCCAGTATTCCAATGTGCTTCCCCGCTTGTATAGAATTTCAAATAAGCGGTTATTATTCCTGTGATAGTAAATTTATGAATATTAAAGCCTGGAACTATCTGATATTCCCCGTCTGTTATTGACGTATTCGGACCCGAATCAAATATATCTGCTTTTGGATTTGCGCCAGCACTGTTTAAAAACATAACAAGCGTTATCTCATCCCCATCGGCAACGCTAAATGTATTAGTATTCACATTTGCATCCCCTAAGGATTGATCCACGTCCTCAAAAGCATCAAGCGTGGCCACACAGTTATCATAACTATAACCGCCTGCTGTCACGTCTGATATAAGATTCTCGGATGATCCAAATCTATAAATGCGCCCTTTAGCCTTAAATGAACCAGATAGTCCTACAGCCTCCTCAGTTGGTGCGTTGATTGATATATTTGAGCAGTCAACTTCCATAAATATAGAACTTGCCAATCCCGTAATAATAGCCGTCAATGATGTCCTGCCACTGATATAATCAAATAACCCTACCGCACTTAGACCAGTTGTACTCTGCAACGCTTCAAACGAAATATCAACAGACCTTAATCCTTTCTCATGCTCTGCCCACCCTGCCGACTGCTTTGTCGTTGTATCAAACAGAGCAACATTAGCAGATAGATTAAAACCTTTCTGTGCGGCAATCTCAACGCCATCAGCGTATAACAATATGCCGCTCCCGTTATACTTTGCCATGACTATACTATTTTCGATAATGCTCCATTAACTTTCATTGTACCGGAATATTTTACAGAGTCCTCAGTACCTGCCGAAATAGTCACGTTGCTAAAAGTCGCATTCCCCTGGTATCCTGATGTTAAACTATCAGGTGTAAAGGATACAACCGCATCGGCCGTACGTGCTATGATATTGTCCAGAATATCATCAGGGCCGAGTCCATGACCTCCGATCTGTGTCATGTCATACTCACCGTCAAATGAAAAAGAGGCATCTCTTAACCCAAGAATATGCTCAGCCCAGCCGGCTGAATCCTTATTGGTAGTGTCAGGTAGATTCACATTAACTGTCATTGAACAGTTTTTTAAGTACAGCAATTTATCTGTCGCTCCGACAAATATTGCGTATAAAGTTCCACTTACTTTCATATCAATAAATATTAATTGTTTTGAACATTATTTATTTTCAAACCCTTATTCCATAAAGATAATTAGTTACTCTATTATAAAATTAAAAATATCAATTAAATCAACTCTTATTAATCCACTTTCATTTTGCCCTACTAGCTGCGTCATGCTCTCGTGTTTAAGTACAATCATTGTTAAGGTGCTTAATGTCACAACTGAACTCTTAGTAGGTTTTATCATTCCCCTGACCGCACTTAATATTTGTTGTGCCAGCTTCTTTTCCGGCCGGTGTAAGTTATCGGTTGTCACCCTGATCTGAACGGTACCCTTATAAATAAAATCATCATTCGTCCCGTCCTCAATCTGCTGAGTGTTCCCGATATAAACGTAATTATCAGGTGCTATCTTTGGCATAGTCACATAAACAGGATAGGCAGTGCCATTAACTGTAATTGTGTCACCGATAGCAGTTCTAAGGCCGTCCTCAAGTTCCAATGATATGTCAACAAGATCAGTACTCATTGTGCCGCTTTCAGTTTATTAAGTTCCTTTTCAATTCTCTCAACGTGTTTTTTCTCCTGGTTCAATGTTGCTGTTCCTAAATATGATACACCTTTAAAACCTTTTACTTTCTTTGACCCCTTATATTGTGCCGCCCATTGTTTTTCCTCTGCCGTAAATTGTTTTGAAGTGAAAACCATCTCACCTATTCCAAATTCGATATATGCAGCGTAATCTTTTGCAGCTACAACAATATACTCCATTGCGTTAACTGCTTTTTGCTTAATTGAGCCTAACAACCCAGCACCTTCGTGTCCTCTATATGCCTGTGCTTTCTTACCTGATTTATTAACAATAAAAATACCTGATCTCTCCAGATATGCTCTTAAAATACTTTTTGATTCTTTTTCAATCTCGCTTGCAGTTTCTTTAATAGCTTTATTAACGGCCTTTTCAGCATCCTTACCATACTGATTTAAGTCATTAATCAACTCACGTGTACCGGTTATCTCTATCCCTATCATGACATTGCTATTGTACTTTGTTTTGCACTGGCAAAAATAACACACTCTGTTAACATTGACTTACCGGGATTCTTAACTATCGGACGAATCGGAAATAAATACAAGTCATTATAACCAATTTTAATGTTATCCGAATAATTATTATCCCAACAGATAATTTTAAACACAACCTTATCTTTTAACTCCTCATCCTGTAATATCCTACTTCCATCAACCTGGATGACGGAAGCCCGGACGACATCAGCTGTTGACCACGACTCCTCGCTATGGCCGTCTGTTTCAGCGCTGATGAGCGTCTGAATTGTTATAAGCCGGTTTAATTTACCTGTTATCATATATTTAAACTCAATGCTTTTATTCTCTCCTGAATATCATAAGGAAGACGGGCATAAGCAACCCCTCCACTGTCTCTATTATTGAATGCTATTGAAACAAGTTCCAATAGTACGTTATTTGCTGCTTCACTTGTTGCCCCTGCCTGAAAAGTAACCTCTAGATAATTAGTAAACGGTGCACCAACGTCAATTGTTCCGAGTACTGAATCAGGGCAAATCTTTATCGTTTTTAATCCTCGCTGTTGGAATGTTGTTGATACGCCGTTCATTGTAACGGTGATTGCAGGGGATGATAGTACCGGAGTAACTGGTAACTCATACCAGCCATCCTCAGCATCCTCAGCCTCAAAATATGCTTTATAAGATTTTGAAACTAAAGATAGAGCTGTCCGCCCTTCTAACCACTGCCTGGCTGAAGTAATCATTGATTCAATTAACGAATCCTGTGACGTTTCTGTTAATGGATAACCCATGTAATCCTTTACCTCATCCGAGGTAATAGGTTCAGTTAATGATGATGTTAATACAGATAGCTCCATCTTTTAATTTATTTCGTTTGTCTTCCTTTGGCCTGTTTGTTCTCTTTTTTCAGAGGCTCAATGAATTTATGATACTCCAGCCAAATAGCATGTTTACGAGTTACAAGAGCCTCATCGCCCGGCTTCCATATCCTGCCGGAAGGATCTTTGTATAACTCATACATTGGTTTTTCTTCTCGTGTTTTTTCATCCGTGAGTATAACTGATTTCTCAACGAACTTCACTGTGACCCTAAGGTCTTTCTTTTCTTCTGCCATTGTTTATTTAATTTAAAGAAAGGGGTATATTTCAACCCCTTTCAGGTTTACTATTTATCTGCTACCTTTAATTCAAGTTTTGAAAGGGTACTGCACTTATCAGCCGTTATCCCTGAAAACCTGATCTTAAGATATTTCCATAATACGCCAGTACTAACATCTGAATAACTGAACGTACTATCAACAGTCGCCCCATACTTAACCGGCGATCCTATTGCCACCCATCCATCATTGCCCGTTGGATTAGTCAAAGAACCAAGCACCTGTACCCACACATGATTTGCAAGTACTCTATTTGAGGTCTTAGTTGAATCCAGCTTAACAATGAATGAAAAATACTGCAACTTTGGCTTATTGACCGCAAAAGTTACGAAGTGAGTTGTTGAAGCAGCATCAGACCCGTGGATTGTATCACCGGCAACCGGTGTATATACTATCGAGGTCTGAGCCGGAAGCATCGTTTTTGTGCTGCCGAACTGAGCTGTAGCACTGACTGCAAAAAGCAGCATGACTGATATTAAAGCAATTATCTTTTTCATTTCTTTATCCTCCTATAATTATACTCCGATTGCTGTTATAATGTCAGTAAATGTGTCATACACAAAGGCGTTGTAATCAGTTTGTTTGATCCTGTTTACGCAGCGTACTGATGCGGTAATGGTCTTGCGATCATAGAGAACATCATCCTCATTCTGTTCCCATATCTTGATCTCAATGCCACGCTTCATGAATAAACCTATTCTTTTGA